CTTTCAGAAGTGCTGGCGTATTCTAAAAGACCATCAACAAAGCATAGGTAGTTCATTAGAGCACCTCCCAATCACATTCCCAGAAGTCGTTGATATTCACCCAGAAGAAGTATTTCTGGTTCTCTGATGCGAGAAACAGCATACCATCACCCTTATCCTGCTCCACAATACAGATAGGGTTGTTGTCCATCATATTCGCAAGGCGGTTCTTAGCCTTCTTGCTTTTGGGTCTGACTGTTACTCTTCTCATTTTGAATCTCCAGTTTCAGTTTGCGAATACCAGTAATAAAGTAAGCAAAGTCACGGGATTCAGTCACCCGTTTTTCTTCACCACATACACCACACTTACCATTCCAGACAGATGAACAACCGACTGAATAGACACCATACTTTTGCCCACAATCCATACAGGTTGTGCCTGTCTGCTCAAGGCGTTTGAGTAGTGCCTTCTTCTCTTTGAGGGTCATAGGGGCGTTTCAGATATGAATATTATAAAGCATCAGGAGGCGTCTTCAACGTCCTCTGTGCCAGTTTCGGAAGTGTCCTCGTCAGGCAACTCCTCATCTAAATCCACACCGTCCAATACTTCATCTGACCATTCTTTTACTCTTTCCAACACTTCATCCATAGAATATGTTTCTACTTTACCAAGCTCAACGTCTTCTACCATTTGTAAAAGATATTCCAGAAACTCTTTGGGATAACATTCATCTTCACCAAGAGAAGACCAGAACCAATCTCTACATTCTTCTTCTGGATCTTCTACTGTTCTGGGGAGAGCATAGTTATCATAGTTGGAAGTCATCAGGTCAGCCCAGATGCGAAATGTGATTCGCATACTCTGCCATCCAGTCATCCAACAATGACCAATCCAATACTCCCACCAGTTCAAGGTGGTTTTCTTTTTATCAGTTCCTTTAAGTGCTTTACTAAACATCAGCACTCATCCATTCCAAGATATTCAGTTTCCTTTTCATCCACTTCTTTCATATAGTCCCAGTTCCAAGTCCTAGAAAGAACATCAATATCAAATCCAAACTTATATGCCCAGAACAGAATACCTAAAAGACCATTGCTTCCCATTGTAATTTGAAGATAAGGTGAAGATGGGTAGTCATTCCAACTTACAGAAAACTGAAACAGAGACCACTGATACTTTTTGGGTCTGATGTTCAGGATCTGGACATATACTTCGTGTCCAAAGTCATAGCGATGCTTGAATTGAATTAGGTTCATTGTGTGAGTTCCTCTGCGAGTTGTAGCATGTCATTAACATCCAAAACTGTTAGTCCCATTTGGGCATTATAAGCCTTTACAGACTGTGTTGCAAGAGAAAGAATTGCTGCAACTAATTTTTCTTCAGTATCAGCACCAGAGTTTCGTGCTTCCCATATTGCATTCATAAATGCTTGTGCTCGATCCGTCATTTATAATCATCTCCGTATTCAATATTAGAGTCTGCGTTCATAAGTTCTACAGTAGTTTGATATCCCTGTGCTACTGTAACTTCGTGTTGAATCGCAATATCACGAAGTGCTTCTACATCATATTCATGAGCAGTAATCCAACTAAATCCTTTACCAAAAGTATTATCAGGATTCACGATGTACCAGTGACAGGCAGTGTCGGGAACAAACACGGAACATTTAGTCCAGTCATTGTCCCACTGAGGAACCTGAACAAAAGAGAGTGCCGCAAAGATGAAACCAAGAAAACTAAAAATCATTGTTCCTTAACAACACAAGATGTAGTGCATTTAAGGTCACCAGAAGAACCAGAGACCGTAGATGTATGGTGTGGGGTCTTTTCTGGTGTAAGATTATAAGACACCAATAGACCTACAGCAAATCCAATAACGGGCAAACAAACGTGAAGTAAAAAAGAATTACGAGTCCGCATTAGTATCCTCAAAGTCAAACCATTCATAAAGAGAGTTCATCGCACCATCCACCACACAATCAACCACAGCATCTTCGTGTGGATTCTCTACGTGTTTATGAGCACGGTTGTATCCATAACGGACACCTTCTTCCAATGCCATTTCCAATACCTTACGGAAGTTGGGTTTCATATCAATAAGGAAGAGATTTCAGACCATCCAGAACTTCCTGAAAGCGTTCAGCACGACTCTTGTGGTGCTCCACATTCTCCTCAAGCACACTCACAATATCGTCCAGGACAACATCCAGAGACGCATCGGTATCAAAGTATTGTTGGATTGCTTCGGCAAGATACCGCCGCCGACTCCATTCCATACTATAAGGTTTGTAGTCCATAATAATGGGTGTATATGGGTGTATTATAGGGTATTTACTACGGGTTGTCAAGACTAAAACGGGGGGATTTCTCCCCCCAATAACTCAATGTGAATGATCTAACAAACTTCTACATATCCTTTTACACACTTGTTTTTCATCATCACATTCAATCAGACAATTAAAATAATCATTAACTAAATCCAATTCATCATTGCATCGATCTACAGTTTCTTCAAAATGGTTCCATTCAGCCAGTTGATTGTAAGAAATTAAGTTGTGCATAATAACCTCCATGCACAAAGAACATCATAATAATGGAGTTTTCGCTCATTTGTATCACCTCTCATATTGTAACACTATCTAGACAAATTATGTTCAGATAATAACATTTCCGCAACAAAAATTTATGCCTACGAGTTTATACTTACTCTTCTTCAAGTTCTGCCAGATAATCAATCCACCACTGAGGATCTTTTTGCATCTTCCAGTTGGGAACCTCTTTACCGTGCTCAAAATACCATTTCCAGATTGCTTCGTCAATCACTTCAGCAATCTCAATCCTCTTCATTCTCACCATCAACGTCTCCATATGGGTTTTCCACATAGGGTCCGTGCTCTCGTTTGGAATCTTCTCGGACATAATTGACTTCTGATACGCTAGAGGACAACCAGACAGACACTTTCATTATAAGATATATAACCGCCAGTGGAAGAAAACAAAGTGAAAGTATTACAGCGTGTTTCATTCTTCTATCTCAAAACACTTTTCAAACTTATCCCTCAACTCATTAAGTTTCGTTTGCTCTTGAAACTCCATAATATGTGCATTGATTTCTTTTTCTGCTTCAGTGAATTCCATACGATACTTTTGTTTAATATCAATCAAGCGCACCATATCCATATAGTGCTCTGGACTTTTATTAACAAACTCTTCGTAAGTCAATCCCGAGTCCTCCAATCGGTTTCGTCTTCATCACGTTTAAACCAATCATGCAGTTCATCTGGGCTGTCAAAACCTCTTCTACCAAATCTTTCGTGCCCTAAACCACCAATATCCATTGAGTTTAGAAAATCATCCATTTCGTCCATATTAGGATTTTCTGCTTTACGTCTTGCCTGACGGAGCATTGTACCAGCAGAGCGATTTGCTTTCGCAAGTTTCTCTGCCCAAATCATATCTTCAAGACTCACTTCTTCGTGAAGGACAATCTTTTCACAGATTGCTTCTAACCGAAGACGATATTGTGTAGATAACATATCTTTCTCCAGATATAGGGTTATTTAGATTCTGCTTGAATCAGATTGAATGCCAGGGCAACTCGCCTAACATCCGATCTATTTGGAAGGGTATGGTGGAGTAATGCTGATGGAAAAAATAGAATGGAGCCCTCAGTTACATTTTCTGGATTATATTCAACCATGCTACCATCAAATAAATCTGTAAAGGGAGCTATGAATCGAACTGGTGTATGTAGTTCTGGATTATATTCCAAATAACATACAGCAGCAAATCCTGAGTAATGATTATGTACAGGATGTGACATGTATTTTTCTTGGATTTGAAACCAAGACGAAGAAATTTTACACATTTCAACCTTAAAAGTTTCCATGAAATAATATATCTCTTCGTTCAAAATTTCATGAACAGAGCGATTCAAGTTATTCATTTCATCGGAATTTTCATCCCGAATAGAACTATAAAAAGTGGTATGTAAATGAATTTGATTTTCAAAATTACTGGATTGTGTTTCCATCAAATCGAGTAATTTTTTCTTTTTACTTTCCCAATCATGTACCTTTAGATGAAGCAAAGGTACGTTAAACATACTAATTAGCATCTGGATTATTTTTATTGCTGTATTCTTGTTGCAACTCTTTTGCTAGTTTCATAGCACGACGCCACATTAGATATTTTACCACAGGATTACGTGGATTATTCAATAACCACCATTTTTGTTTCTCAAAGTTAGATTTTGCTAACTTTGTAATGTAATAAAAAGCAGCAGCGACACTATCATCGGTTGCGATGAAGTATGCCACTACTGCAAATACGATAAACCAAGCGTAATAAGTCATCGTCTTAAATTTTTTAAATATTCTAGCACTTGCTCACGCACTGCCATTAATTCATTATAGCACTTTTGTTCGTGTGCATCTTGTCTGAGTTCGTGATCTGGTTTATGGACGCTCTCAATAAACAAATCCAACCCTTTATTCCATTTAATTTCAGGAGTCTCTTCCATAATCAGTATCGTAGTTATACTATTTAACGGGTTTAAAGAAACTTGTCTAAACTGGAAACCGATGCGCCTTTTGCGGACTTTTGAATGTAGGTTTTTGCGGACTTGTAATTGTTTGCCACATGAATTTGTTGCCCATTGTGAATGATGACAAACTTTTTAGAATTTACCATCGGAACAGCAGCCCACATACCATCTTTCGTCACATAACCTTGAGGGTCTCCTGGAGTTGGGTCAAGAATACCAGGACGATCGATAAAAGATTTTTGAAAAGATTCACTCATCCGAATACCGCAGTGACTCCCATGACCTTAGCATTAGGATTACGGGCGAGGGCAACCTGACGTGCTTCTTGGTAGTCACGTGCCTCAACAATCTCATCAAAGACCTTGCCAGCGACATAGAGTTGGACTTTGCAGCGCATTGGGGGGATTCCTCCTGATGTGTAGGTAGTTTAGCAGAAAACTCAGCGTTTGACAACGCTGATGGCAGGCAAACCCTGCTGGAACACGGTATCGACCACCGCTTGCACCTTCTTAGCGGTGCTGATGCCCACAGAAGAATAGACAGGGATGCAGACCAACCCAAAGGACTTGGTGTAGTCCTGAAGGGCACCAGGGGCGATCCTGCCGCTGCTGAGACCCTCTGCATCGTCCTTGTGCAGGCGAATCACCCGTCCGATGGTCTGGGAGATGCCGATGTAATCCATAGAGCGCATAAACAGCACTGCCTCCAGACCAGACACGTTGATACCCTCGCTCAGGATGCTGTGATGAAGAACCACAAACTTCTTAGAGTCATCCTTGCCCCAGGCACTCAGAGTGTCGAAAAACACCTCACGATTGACCTTCTGACCATCAATCACAGCACCAGTCTTGGAAGTGATATACATCCAAGAGAACCCACGGTCTTCCAGTTGCTTACAGAAGTCAGTCTGAGAAACCAGAGAAACAATCTGCTTGGTTGCCTTAGAGCAGATGAGAACCTTGCCCACTTCCTGAGCATCGATGGTCTGAATCAGATTCTCACAATCTACATCAGCAACAATCTGACCCTTGCTAAGAAGTTCAAACTGCTGAACAACAACCTTAGGGGGAACAATGAAACCACCCTCAACCAGTTCTGGGGCAGGCACATTGCAGATGACATTGCCATAAACGGCAGCGTCATTCATGCCAGGTTTTGCAATAGTGGCAGAATGCTTAGGAGTAGCAGTGAAGAAATAGCAGCGGTCAGCAGCAGAAGCGAAATGCTCGGTGGCAGGGAAGAAATGACGTTGGACAGAGTTGTGCGCTTCATCAAAGTAAATGGTATCAACGTGAATATCTGCCTGTTGCAGACGCTGCAGGGAGTTGTAGGTGGTGAAAATCAGTTGATGCTTATATGCACGACGAGACCAGTTATAAATCTCAGAAGGTTTGGTCGTGCTCTGGTGATGCGTCTCACCACTATGAACGTGAAGAACAGCAGCAGTCGTGATAAACTCAAGGAACTCGCTGGACAATTGCTCTGCCAGGATGATTCTCGGGCAGCACACTACAATGGTCTTCGGAGCATCAGACTGAAACTCACGCAGAGCATCAAAGATGGCAATATTGGTCTTGCCGCCGCCAGTCGGAATGATCACCTGACCCTTACGATACTGCAGCAAGGCATCCAGAGCACGGTGCTGGTGAGGTCGGAGTTGAATCACAGGTCTCATCGCGTATAGGACTATTATAGCAGAAAACCGCCCCTGGTGCGACCCATGGGACAGTTCTCAAAGTGTCCTAGTATTTCATCTTCAACCTAGACAAAGGTAGTCTAGTGGTATTAAAGATGATTGTCAAGTCTTATGCCCAAGATCCAGAAACATTTGCTGCTGATGCAGATCCAGCTGCGTATAGTTCAAAGAAAGTATTTGTAGATACGGTTGGAGCAACCACACTTCCTGCTACAGACTGTGCAAAATCAGGTCTAAATGTTCCACCAGTAGTTGCATTAGATACAAACCATCCTTCAAGTTCAATTACATAGTTTTCTGCTGCAGTTCCAGTTGGAGTTACAGTTGTTGCAGTTACTACTGTTGCATAACCTGAAGTTTGAGATGTAGAAGAACTTTGAGTAAATGATTTATACTTGTATCCAATACTTTGTTGTGCATTACTAAATGTAAATCCAACTTGAAGTCCAGCTGCTGAACCAGATGCAGTTTTGGTCATTACATAAACCGCTCTAAACTTGTAGAGAGTATTTGCTAATAAAGTTGCAGTATCATTTGCGGCAGGGAAAACCGCTTCAAGTGTATTATTATTAGTTGCCTTTGTTCTATCAGATGCAATTCTTACAACTTCTGGTGATAGTAGTCCAACCCAAGCAGTTCCACTGTATCCCTGGAATTGTCCAATAGTGTTATTGAACAGAAGACCACCAGCAATTCTATTGATTGTTGCAATGTTTGTTGTTGGGTTTGGCTCATTTGGTAGAATTGCATATGGATTGGTAACCGATGTCCCAACTCTTGCAACTCCTAAGTCAAGAACTGCTCTTGGGGAGAACGTTCCATATCCAACTCCACTATCACCATGCATAGTGACAATGTTATCAAAGAATGCAGAACCGCCTCTATGAACTTGGAAAGATGGTATGTAAGCACCTGGTGGGAAATACATTCCAGTAGTTCCAATTCCTACACCTGTACATCCAATCGTCCCTACTGCAAACAATGAATGATCAAAAAGTTCATTATAATCTGTACCAATACCAACACCAGACGTTAATACACGTCCCCCATATCTTGCATCAATTGCTACGATTGGATTGTCTGTTCCAATACCAATCGAAGTAACACCAATTCTGTAGAATGTTGAAACACCAACACTATTGTTTAATTGAATTCCATTTAGAACATTTGGTAGTTGTATTTGCTGTGATGCTGAAGTAACAATACCAGCAACGATCAAATTACCACCAATATATGTGTCTCCAGTGATGGTCGATGTACCAACAACATGTAGTTTATATCCTGGATTTGTAATTCCCAGACCAAGATTTCCTTGGTATGTTAGGGACATTAATTCTTGATTGCCTTGCCCATAAACCCAGTTAAACCTACCAGTATTAATTCCTGCGCCACCAGCATGAATATAATGATTTACGTTTCCAGTGTCATTGTGTCTAATTTCAAATATTTTAGATGAATAACGAAGAACTGTAGAACTGTTACCAGCACCGATAGAACTACCAAGAGATAGTCTTGTTGCACCATCTTGGCTAATAATTTCAAATAATGATTCTGTTGGTTTAATAAACTGATATTCTGATGATGGAATTGCAGTTCCAATACCAAAGCGACCATTATTTGCTAAGGTAAATAAAGTTCCACCAGTACCAACGTGGAGATATTCTGTAACTGTAGAAATTCCAGTTGTTGAAATAGATGATTTTAATTCAGTAACAGTTGTGACACCTGATACTAATACATTTCCTAATACACTAACTTTTGATGTTGGATTTGTCGTGCCTAATCCAATATTAGAAGATGCTGAAGGAATTAACGAAATATGATTTCTAGTTCCGTTTGTTTCTACTTTTAGCGGTCTATCATATGAATAAATGTTTTGATATCCATTATCAGATGGCCCTTCACCAATCAACATACCATCAGTTGCTGTATTTCCAGTTATTGTGGAAATAAATCTTGCGTATGAATTAAAGAAGGTTAATCCATCAATTAAGGAGGAATCTCCTGTTGTTCCAATAAAAGCTCTTCCAGCACCATCGATTGCAAATGGGCTACTATCTGGAGAACCAGAGTCTTCAACCAGTAATGAAAGTCCCGATCCAAGTTGAGTAATTCTTACAAGAGGTTGTGTTGTGTTTGCAAAGATTGAAGTAACACCAGTGATTCCTGCATCAACACCAACGAATTGCAATTGTCTAGTTGTTACAATTCCAGTTGCTTTTATATTACCTGTTGAATTAATTCCAACCCCTTGCTGAGAACCATCTGGATTTCCACCAATTTGCAAGGAAAAATTAGGATAAGTTGTAGCGATTCCAACATTACCAGATGCATAGATGCTTGTATATCCAAATCCAGGATCAACATCAACCCATTGTGATGTTGGTAGATTTAATAATTTTCCACCATCTCCATAATATGTTATAATACCAGAAGTGGTTGTAGCAGTAATAATACCAGTGCTGCTAAACGAAGATATACCTACTCTTAAATTTCCAATAGAAGTCGTTAATCCTGAAACGTATATATTTTCTACCCAAATATTCTTAATCGTTGCTAATCCAACAACTTTTGCAGTTCCTCTAACATCTAAAAATTCAGTCGGCACCGAAGTTCCGATGCCGACCAATCCATTTGGATTTACAACGAAATTATCATCATCAACCTGAACACCATTTTTAAAATTAAAAGACTTCCTGTAATTTGCCATCTTATATGGTTTTTAGTTATTTATCTGATAATTTTTGCTCAAGATCACCGACTCTTGCAGAAAGTTCTTTAACTGCTTCAACTAGAAGTGGAATAATCTTTTCATATCTAACAGCGAGATAACCATTGTCTCTTGTAGTTACTGCTTCAGGTAGAACCTCTAAGATTTCTTGTGCGATAACACCAACATCATTACCTTCTTTACCTGATTTCTCATTCCAAGTGTAAGTATTACCACTAATTGAAAGAACCTTAGCAAGAGGATCATCAATTGGGGTTATGTTATCTTTCAGTCTTTGGTCAGAAGTATAGAATGCAGTAATATCACCAGTTACATTTAGTTCTCCACTGATTGTAGTGTTGGTGCTGATTGAAACGCTGCTTCCAATCGAAGCATTGATAACTAGGTTTCCACCTCTTGTATCGATTGTTGTTGTTCCTGCAACACCAATTCTAATACCATCAATGTAAGCCTCTTCAAATGCTCCACCAACAGTACCAATATAAGCACCCTTATCAACATCAGGAATAATACCAGTGTTAATTGTAACAATATCATCGAGAGTTGATTTTCCATCAACTCCAAGACCACCGCTTACAACTAATGCACCAGTTGTCTTACTTGTAGATTCAGTAACATTGGTAATTTTAACAATTCCAGTAATTGAAGCACTGTTTCTAATTCTGACTTCTTTATTAAAGGTTACAGGTCCATCAAACTGTGATAGAACAGTTCCAGACTTGCCACCCTCAACTCTTAGACGCTCCTTAATTAGAACTTCATCAAAGATAACACTCAAACGACCACTTTCTTGTCCAGTGACAGTTGGTACTGGAACGTCAAAGGTAATTTCTTGCCCTGTTGCGGAACTAGATTTCTTATTACCAATATAGAAATCACCATCACTATTCATTCCAGTATATACAACAACACCAGCAGATCTCTTCTGAGATTGTGCTAAGAATGATTCTTTTTCTGTTAGTGATCTAACTTGTACTTGTGGGAGACCAGTTGAATAGTTACCAGGACCAAATCCAAGATATTCAAATGTATGACCAGATGCACGAATGATTGAAGGTCTTCTCAGTTCGATTGCTAGTGGTCTAATCTTTCTAGCGATCGATCCTGTATTATGAGTTTCTTTACTCGTTCCAAATACACCACGAATAACTACTAATTGATTATTTGAAGATCCAGTGAATTCTGATCCACTGATTCTCATGATTTCATTATCAACTTGAATATAAGAACCAAGTGGGAATCTAGTCAGAGTTGAAAGACCACAAATAGTAGATCCAGAAACTGTTATGCTTGACCCAGACTCAATCGTTGCACCCAAGAAGAATTTCTCATTATCATAGAAGAATGTTCCTCTAGATGCTATATTTTCAGTGGTAGAATCTGAAACAGCATCATTTGAAGACAGTCCATGCTTGAGAATATATTTTGCAGAACTTAATGTAGTTGAAGTTGCGACAGTAAATGTATTAACACCTACTTTTTCATTAACAATATAATCACCAAGATTATTATTATTACTATCAATAAACTTAAATTTGGAACCAGCTGTTAAATTATGTGCAAATGATGATGTAAATGTCGTAATTCCCAACACTGGACCAGCAACAGTTGTAACTGGAACTGATGGTCCAAGATTAATTATATAATGACCAGTATGAATTTGTGGGTCTGCAGCAGTAATCGCTACAGAAATCTGAGTTTTTGAAGGAATAGATGCAATTCTGTAATACCCATCACCTGTTGTTCCAATACCAGTAACTTGAACAACATCTCCAAGGTTAGTCGAAATACCAGTTGAAGCGATTGTCAATCCAGCACCTACACCTACACCAATTACAGATGTATCAAAATCTAGTTCTTCACCATCAGTATATCCAGATCCTCTGGAAAGAATCTTAACATCGGTGATTGTTCCACCACTGGATACAATAACCTTAGCAGTTGCTCCATCCCAAGTAGAAGTACCATTGTTAAAGAGTTTTACGTTATAATGTGTTCCAGCATTGTAACCACTACCACCAGAGAATGAACTATAAGTCGTAACACCTGCAAATCCATGCTCACGTCCAAGTGTAATCGTTGCAGTACCAGAATTTACGGAAGCAAAAGAAGTGGAAACTGCAACAATTGGTAGTCCAATTCCAAAATCTTGTGTAAATAAATCTAGAGATTCTTTAGTAATACTCTTTTTAAGGTCATCAGTTACAACATCACCAATTGGACTTCTCTTTGCGTAAGTATTTGCAGCAAAAGGATTGTCATCTACATTATCTTTATCAAGTTGTGGATATAAATCTGTTACATTTTGTGCATATTTTAAATTTGTAAATTCTTCAGGTACGCTATTATTTGCGTTTAAGAGGTATGCATGATAGATACCATCTTGTACGTCCTTAATGTATGGACGAATGATTTCTGAACGATATACAAAATAATTTTTATTTACATCACTTCTTTCGAATCTGGGTAGATTTGTATTTCTGGTTGCAGTATTACTTGTAAATGTACCTGGACTGTGAGTTACTCCAGTAACATCAACTGTCGAATATCTAAATGTATGGTCATCAACGATACCAGTAATTGCAAACTTACCATTATATCCCTCATTTGATAGTCCGCCAGTATTCGTGCTACTTCTAACACTCTTAATATTAACTAGGTTTCCAACTTGTAAGTTATGTGGTAATTCAGTTGTTACAGTTACGATTCCTGTAGTACCAGTAATACATGTACTAATAAATCTTGGATTTCTATGATAATCATAGTCAGTTGCACCAATACTTACTCTACCAGGATCTCCATCATTTCTATATCCAGTAGAACTTGATTCTTGAACAATAAATGTTTCTGCAGGTGCCTTAGCATTCTCTGCGTCTTTAGGTACAACAATTCTTATCTTATAGAGTTTCTCATCTAGACTTCTGGAATCATCAAATCTTTTTACGAAAGTGTTATCAGTTTTCTCACCCAGAATTCCAATACCATAAGTTGCAAATGCATTGTAAATTGGGTTGTTATGCGTACTGTGGATATACCAGTTTGAGCGGAAAGAGTCCCACTGTACTGGATGTCCTACATCTCCAGATGCTTTGTCAGAAACTCTACTCTGAATCTTGAGTTTTGATCCACCATATACTGTAACTTCTACATTATTATCAGCATTTGCTTTTGATGAAGCTACTTTAATTGTTGTGCTGGACGAACGAATCGCATAATAAACTCTATGCGAAACAATATTTTCTGGGAGATCTCCATCATCACTTGTAATGTAAATACTTTCACCAGTTAAGATGTCATGTGCTCCGATAGTGAAAACATTACTAGTAGGACCTGAGGTTACTCTATATTCCTTATAAGCTACGTTTGTTCCTAAAGCAGTGGTTCCAATGCCAATAACATTATTAACCATGCAGATATTAGCACCAAATGTGCCAATACCACTTCCTAAATTAACATAAAGTTTGTCATCTCTTCTAGCACCAACTCGATATCCTTGAGTAAGAATAGGTGGGGAATCATCTTGGTTATTAAATCCATAAAGATAAAGATGACTTGAGATTCCAACAGAAGTTGTAAGTCCAACGTCTAGGGATTGCCAATCAATGTCTGCCTCATCAGATTTAACTGCTCTTGGACCAACAATTGCAGAAATATAAGCCTTATTATCCTTGTCAAATGCTTCTGCTCTAAATCCATCAGAAGTTAGAGAGAATTGACCAAAGTTTGAGTTTGAGTTGGTAATCGATGCGTCACCACCAGACTCGGTATTAAAATGGTTAGTAAATCCAATAGCAAACACAGATACAATCTGAATGATTGAATCATTCGACATTTTAATATGATTGGTTTCCCAACCTGTTCTATAGACTGCGCTTGAATCTAAGTGATAGACTTTATCCTTATCTAAAGAAGAAGCACCTGCCGATAATTCTGCTCCCGTCTTTTTAGTAATAGTTATTGATTCGTAGTTTCTATCTACTTCATCATATTTTACAAATGCCCTATCATCTTTTTGTAGAGAAACACCTGTAAATTGTGCAACAACCATTGAACGGAAACCTGATGCTTTGCTACCATCAGCGTACATTCCATTCATGCCATAAACTGATCTTAGCGAACAGTTGAAGACATAAGGAGAAGCACCAGAAACAGTATCCGTTTCAATCGTAACTGTTGCACCACTAACATCTGGAAGTGTTAGTAGATTTGGTTGAACATATGGGAGAACATATGTAAAGGTATTTGCATTAATTACACTTTGTACCTTTGTAGAAATATTGTAATCATTTACTCCATCAGCAAGACCAACACCCTTAATCTTAATTGGTGTTCCTTCATTGAACTTATGTTCTAAAACAGTAGTTACTGTAATGATAGGACCAGCAGTTCCACCACTACCAGATTCAATTCTTGCAATCGTTAATGTATCAGCAGCGAACGCACCAACAATCTCCCATTCTGCTCTTTGCTTAGCGAATCCGCCTGCGTCATCTGGATATTTTTCTGGAATATCTCTTACCGAATTGAATGCATTTGACAATTTGCTATAATACATGTCAAGATCGGTTAAATCATAACCGACCACTTCATTTACACCATCAGCATACTCAAAGCAAGTTAGTTTATGGTGAGAAAATGTTGGGACTGAACGATTATTTTCAGAAAAATCTATATTATCGGTATAAACAGTTCCAGTCTCACTACCATCAAAAATTGTAAATTGCCAAAGATAACAAGTACCAGTTAGCCTAAAAATAGCAGATCGAGGAACATTTGAATCTGTGGGATTTGGTACATACTTTGGTCTTATTTTTGTTTTTCTTAGGTCTAAACCAACTAATGATGTACCTCTTGGTATAATAACTCCACCATTAACGCTGTTAAATTTGTAGAGAATATTTCCAACTTGGTTAAGGTCAAAGTTAGAATCTAAATTGAGTGCAATCTGTTCGGATGGAGTTGAGATTGTACCCGAAGGTGACTTAACTTTTACACCAAGTGCGGGGTCATTATAAATCGCAAATCCTGGTCTATTATCAATTAAATGCTCACCTGGAAAAAGTAAAATTGTAGTTTTTTCAATCGCATCATTATTATTACCTTTTAAGTATGAGAATCTTGCAGACTCTAGTAACGCCCTTTGTATTGTTTTAAATGGCTTAGCAAGAGAATTTCCTTGATTCTCGATGCTATCCGTTGCTTCAAGATCGTTTGGATTTACATATAGAATACGACCTTCAGTATTTTTAATAAAATTATCTAATTTATTAAGAGGCATTGGATTATTACGACCAGAATATTTCTATGTTCTATTTAGCTGGTCAAATCCTCCTCATCATGTTCATATTCTAAATCATCTGGTAAGTCTTCTGGGTTTTCTAAATCCACTGCGAAGAAGCAAGGATGTACCTCTTCATCAATTAGATAGAAAGAGTTCCTGTACAAGTCTTCTGGCTCAAAAGACCTTTCTTTATCTGCTAATCTACAAAGATCTTGGTCATATAAATGTCCGTCTGGAAGTTCGTCGAATGTAAATGGAACGTGATTAATAAAGTACATCTTCACGATCATACTGCCATTATTGTACCAGCAGTATGCGTGATCGATACGATAAGACATTGGGTTTTCCCATATCTTATATTTATTTTTATACCCGTGAGTGGATTCGAACCACCGCTTGGAACATTTTAAGTGTTCTGCCTCTTCCGCTGGGCTACACGGGCGTGTATTTTTTGTTTGATGCCGTGTGTTTGTGAGACTAAATCAAAACCGTTTGATAGATGCCCCACTGGATTCTATCATAAGTTTTGAACCACGACAAGTGCAGGTTGCGAGGATTGAACTCGCCTTCGCCGCTTTATGAGAACGGTCCATTCACCAGATTGGTAAACCTGCACGATACGAGTGCCTGGATTCGAACCAGGTCAAAGCCGCTAATCTGGCGGAAAGAGTTTATAAGACTCCTCTGACTACCAAGTCTCACTCGCTTCTGCGTTTATGATGCCTCGTTGTTTAACTCAGTGTGTATTCGTATGAGGTCATCATCCACAGGTATCATAACCGCTGCTTGCCCATTCTCGTTAATTATACCTAAATGCTCTCCATTTTCAACTCGTTCCATCAGTTCATCAAACCTCTCTTGAAACTCTTCCACAGTGAAAACTTCCATTTTTGTGTTTTTATTTAGTTGTTATCCTGACCATAAATTGCCAGGTCAGCATACTCAATCTGCTCAGGGTCAAGTTGAGCGGTGACAACTTCCAACACGTTCATAAACTCTTGAACAGTCTCACACTCCACCAGACGCTCACTACCCTGGTCGCTGAGAAGAAGGAAGGTGCGGGTGCAGACATCAATCACAATGCCTTGAACGGTCTCTTGTGCAATGCTCATTTGGTGTTCCGTTGATTACCCCCATATTATAGGGCAGATGGGGGCGGGTGTCAAGTGTGCCAGTTTAAAAAGTGGTTACAGATCTAAAAGAACTCTTAAATCTTCTACAGTCAGACCAAGATTTCTCAGTTTTTCTTGAGGAGTAACTGGATTTGCTTCAACAACAGACCAACCAGACTCAGAACTTTCTGATGCTGCAGAAATAGTATCTCCAGTTTCAGCATTCCAAACTAAAGTATAATTTTCTGTATGAAATGGTGGTGGAGTTCTAGTTGCATTTTCTGGAGCAACTACTGGATTTGGATTGGCGATAACTGTTCCCAGAGTATCTGGATTTGTTGAATAATACATTCCACTCAGGTCATCAACCTGATTCCAGACTTGATTTTCTTCATCAAAAACTCGAACTTTACCCAATTCTGGTTCAGGAGCTTCAATACATGTGGAATGTGCTGGAGCAAGATACATATTATGCTCTAGTGGGTCCTTTTTAGCTTCAGTTTTTGATATGAAAAATTTAAAATCAGCATCATAATTATAAATTGGGCAACTGTTTGCATAGGGCAAATCAAAAATATGCTCAACACCATCTGCGGTTCTACATGTGACAGTATAAGACATCTTTAATATAAAATAGTATCTTTACGATTATTTATGTCTTTATACAGGGTAGTAACGCATAGTTTCTTGGTCTTGTTTCATTACCAAAGTTACCGCCATTTGTAGCATTGGGAGATCCACTCTCAATATTTGTTAGTGTTCCTGTCAATGTCGCAGTTCTTGGAATAGCATTAGTTCCACTATTGCTATACGTTGGAATATTATGAGTGTGAGTTTGATATTGGTGATCTTGGAAACTAGCAAAAGTACGACCAGTATCAACAGATGAAGTATTTGCCCAACCTCTGATGAAATTTCCTCTTAAATCTGGAATATTAAAAGTGCTCACTCCGTTTCCCGCACCCCAGGTTGTTCCAATAGCAGTAAAGAGAACATTATAAAGTCCTCTAGAAACAGCAGATCCGTCACACTCCAAATATCCACTTGGAGCAGTGTTTTTTGCAAACCAAAGAACAACTCCAGCGGCGACTGTTCCAGACCCAGCTTCTGTACCTTGAATACCTTGAATGCCCTGGATACCTTGAATACCTTGACCACCAACGAATCCACTAATTCCCTGGTTTCCTTGCAAACCCTGAACACCCTGAGGTCCAATATTACCCTGAATACCTTGGTTTCCAGTTCCATTAATACCCTGGATGCCTTGCTCACCCTGGATACCTTGAATTCCCTGGATACCTTGAGAACCTAGGTCACCTCTAATTCCTTGGACACCTTGACGACCTTGAATACCCTGAGTTCCCTGAGATCCTACACCATTGTCACCTTGAATACCTTGGCGACCTTGAATACCTTGCTCACCTTGAAGTCCTTGAGCCCCTTGATTTCCATTATTACCTTGGATACCCTGACGACCTTGAATACCTTGAATACCTTGGAGACCCTGAACACCCTGAACACCCTGGAGACCTTGTTCCCCCTGGACTCCCTGAAGACCCTGGTTACCTTGTGGTCCAAAGTCTCCCTGAATACCCTGCAAACCTTGCCCACCAGTTCCACCAGTAGCACCTCCAGTTCCCTGGAAACCTTGAATACCTTGTCTTCCTTGGTTACCCTGCGCTCCAGTTTCACCTTGAACACCTTGGCGTCCTTGAATACCTTGCTCACCCTGGATACCTTGAACACCCTGGATTCCCTGACGACCCTGAACACCTTGATATCCCTGAATACCTTGAATACCCTGGATACCTTGAATACCTTGATTACCAGCACCACCTATCTGTCCGCTGATGCCTTGAATACCTTGAGCGCCTTGAGCACCGTCATTACCCTGAATACCTTGACGACCTTGAATACCTTGGTTACCTTGGTTACCTTGGAAACCTTGAAGACCTTGGTTTCCTTGAGGTCCTTGAGCACCTTGAGTTCCTGGACCACCACCAATACCTTGAAGACCTTGGAATCCTTGGAATCCTTGGAATCCTTGTGGTCCCGCTGTTCCCTGAGTTCCTTGACGACCCTGAGAACCCTGAACACCTTGGTTTCCTTGAATACCTTGGACACCCTGGAAAGATGCATCATTAATACTGATTTTCTTTACATCATCCGCAGAAAAATCATAAACTAGTAATAAATCTTGAAGTCCATCAGCACCAGTAATGAGTTGTTGCTCAGTAATTGCTTTTTTACTTACTCTTCCATCAAACAAAGTCGCCGTAATAATTCCAGAAGAAAATGTGTTTCCATAGATGGAAAAGTCTGCTCCAACTCCTAAGGTTGAAGTTCCAATACCAACTTTGCGGAAGGTTGAAATTCCAAGGAATGTAGAAACACCTGTTACTAACAATTCTTTGATTGTAACTGGTCCAGCAAATCCAGAACTACCTACAACGTCAAAAACAAATCTTGGAGTTGTTGAACCTAGACCAACTCTTTGATTTGTATAATCATACCAAAAATTAGTTGCACCATCTACTAATCCAGCAGTTCCATGAAACTGAATTTGTCCGATTGTACCACCAGCACCAGATAGTGTTGCAGATTGAGATTGCCATTCAATACCAGTGATTGTCCTAATTAAAACCTCTCCTGGATTTCCTGGGTCATTGGTTGAGTCATAAATTGTTCCAGAAACTCTTACATCACCTTGAACGTGCAACTCCTGTGATGGGCTGGGAGTATTAATTCCAACATATCCCTCGGCAGTTGTCTTAATGATTGTTCCACCAATACCAACATGGAAGTAATGCCCGATGGTCATTATTCCAGTTACATTGTCAAAAAGCAAATATGGAGAAGCAGCAAAGGATCCATCATTATTAAAGATTATCTCATTATCATTCCCTGGAGGACTAATTGTAATTGTAGAAATTGTCCCGAAGTTATTTGCAGTTACATTGACAATATTTCCGACAAAATTTAACTTATTAATACTATTTCCTGTACCAACAATCGATCCTTCTTCAAAAACTGAAATACCTGTAACAATTCCAGCAGGAGGAACTTGCCAATATCTATCATATTGACCGCCATTTTCAAAAGTTACAAGATTATAATAGTAATCCTTTACAGGCAAAGCCCTCTCACCTGGATATCCAAGATTGGGTTCTGCCTCTTCTGGACTAAGAAATACGTGTCTATCTGTACTTAATCCAGAGAAGGGTGTTAATTTTTGCTTCCCGCTTAAATATCTTTGCTTATTCCCCATAATTATGATGTACTATTCTCTAGGATACTTGCAATAAATTCCATTTGAAGTGGGGCAACCAATCCACCACTAACATATGTATGTACGATTCCATTAGCACTTCCTACTGTAGTGGTAAATGTTCTAGAAGTACCAACACTATTCACAATACTATCAACGACAAATGATGATTGGGGGGATGGGAAAATTGTTGTAGTGATTCCAGACCCTGAAGGGCATGTCATAGCAATACCTGACATGGTAATTGGGTCATTTGGAGAGAACCCATGAGGAGTTAGTGTAGTAACCGTTGCAACTCCTGTAGGTTCGTAGTACTGAACATTTGTAATTGTTACAATTCCAGTTTGAACTGCATTAATGTAAAGTGAATCTAGTTTAATTGCGTCTTTTTCTAAAACTAGACGACCATCAACCAAAACAACTGCATCATTTGGAGGAATTTGAATATCTTTAATGATACGAATATCTCTCGTGTTACCTGTGCTTCTTGATTCTCGACGATGCCAGAAAGTTACGGTTGGATATGTTGCACCAATACCAACATTCGAAACTTGAGCAAACAAAAGAATGGAAGAAACTCCAGTTGGAACTTCATATAACTTTTGAGTCCCTGGAGCAACAGGAACTGCAACTGTTAAAAACTTATTGACTGGTGCGACTGCCATATTATCTTAACGCTAGAATGAGTGGGGTAACTTCTGCTTGAATTGCTCTACTAAAATCTCGACCTCTAATTGTTGATGTTGTTTGGTCAATTGTGATTCCTTCACCAATTTTAAAGTTTCCTGCCTGGTCAGTACTCGTAAATGGTATTCTTGCACCATTAATAGCTACGATTTCATTCTCAGGTATTGGAATTCCACCTTGGAATGGGTTCGCTCTATTTATGTTAACACCTGTACCAATATATTCAAATGAGTGAGTACTTGTTAAAATTCTGCTAATTCTAAAAGTTTCAATTGAAGTGCCAGCACCAATACTGTAGGGAACAAACTGACTCAAAGTAATTGTTGTAATCCCACTAACTGGTATTGGTTCTGTTGCTTCGGCAACATCATAGAAAATTGGTTCACTAATTGCAGTTGCAATTGCTCCTCCTCCACCACCAATTGTAATTACAATTTCTTGATTTGGTAGATAATTTCTACCACTGTTTGTAACATCAATTGAAGTTATTGTACCTGCAGCACTTACGTTTGCACTACCTTCAGCAGTAATTCCTTCTGGACCAAGAGGCGAAGAAATCGTAATAGCTGGTGGAGAAGCTGGAGTGTATCCACTTCCTCCATTGAGAATACCAATTCGAGAAAGTGTTCTTAATGGCGCAGTAATAATTCCAGTTGCAGGGGTATCGTTATAATCATCAAGATTAATCTTGAAGAAAATTGCTTGTCCATTATATGGTCTTCTAGTATTTCCTAAGGTATCAGCAATACCAGCGACTACAAATTGGTCAGTATCTCCACCAATTGTTGATACTGTTGTAACTCCAACGAAATCTAATGAACCGACACCATCCGCATAAAGTCCGTATATACCAAATGATGAGTTAGAGTTTGTAAGGTCACATGCACCGCCACTTGCTGCATAAATTGCAATCTTACAGTTAATTGTAAAGATGGAAACCAACTGTGCATATCCATTATTAGTGATTGAAACTCCAATACCATTTTCATTATATTGCGTAAAGGAGTCACAAACCATACACTTGAGGTCTTGTCCTGGATTATTGACTCCAGTAAATGCTGCACCAACATGCTTCCCATCAATCTTCATGCCAATACTATCGGTCATGAAGTTAGTGCAGTTACGGATATATGGGGACCTCCATCTTCCGCTTGGACCTTCGTTACATGGTCCTGGATCTAAGAATCCAGACCTTGCACTTGCAATACCTGCTGGTGGTGGGAATGCTACAGCAGCACCTCTAATTGTCAATGGAGCATTATCATCAAAAGGATCTGGAGCATAAGCAAAGTTGATGTTCTCAATTAAACATCCTCTTCTTACATAGAAAACATCATCATCATGTTGTGGATAGATGGTAACAAGACGTAAATCCTGCCCACTAACACTTACATCTGTTCTAAGACCAATAGGATTGTTCTCAGCATAAACTCCAGAACGAATATAAATTGTATCTCCTGGGTTTGCTACTGCTGCTGCAGCACCAATGGTTAGTTTGGCATCACCCTCGGTTCTTCCGCTATTTTCATCATTACCATACTTCGAAACATATACAATATTCTTCGAATCTGCACCTCTAGGAGCCCAAAAGACTCTACCATTTGGATAAGTAACTTTTGGAGAAGCAGCAGGACCAACACCAATAATTGTTGTAACGATTCCAGCACAAACATTAATTGCAGAAACAACGTTTGCACACCCATCAGGATCACTATTACTACCTCTTTGAGAATCTGGTAGAAGAGAGAAGTCCCTGATTTGTGGAAAAGGTATTGTATAAGAAAGGGTTCTTGTTGCTGGTAGTTGAGTATTTCCAATACCAGTTGTAACTATTCCAATAAATGATGTAATAGCAGATGCCTGACTTGCACAAGTTGGTGATATTGGATCTGGTAATACGGAACCATCAATATACTGAGTAAATGTATTTCTTATGCCAGATATTTTGGTAACAACTTGATTTCTCATTACCTGAATAGCAACATCTCTTGCTTGTTGATAAGCATAGATTGATTGCTCTTGCTCACCTGCTAATAATCCTGCATTATCAATATAGTATTTGGTTGCGTCATAAACTCTTTCATTACCACCATATGACAAGTTATATGCAATAGCATCTAAAATTAACTTGATATCATCAATGCAACTTTGATTACTATTTGGTATGCTAAACAGAGGATAATTATTTAAAACTCTATCAACTGCTTCTGCCGCAATAAAATCTTTGTTTAAGAAAATCAAACGAGAAGCATCGGCATATGTTCCATTGATGGGCTCCATCTGATAAGATAGAGGATACAAGGAATTATTAATGACATATCTAGAAATTTCCGCTGCTTTTTGAATTGCAGTAATAGATGCTTCTTTAATTGAATATCCATTCACATCAGTCCCAGTGATATGAATTAATGTATTGCCATTATAATATGATAATCCAGCACCAACCGATCTAGAATTACCACCTCTAGTAATGTCAAAACAAATGGACCTTAGAATATCTTTGATGTCATCTCGACAAGAACTATAATTAGAAGTTGATAGTGAAAATGGGGGGTCTTTGTATGAAGTGCTTGTTATGAATCCAACTGCTTCTCCAGCAAGATACTCTAGATTCAAGCGAATCATATTCGCAGCATCAAAGAATCTAGCAGGAATAACTTGCCCTGTAGTTCCAACACCAACTTGTGTTAATACACTTCTGAAGACTCTGTATTCATCAGTTGTATTTTCAGATGTGAATCCTACTTGATTATTTGCATCATATATTGCACCTTGATTGAAGTATATGTCTTTTCTAAAAAGATCGACATCGCGTGATGGATCTGCAGTTCCTATACCAATTGAACCGATTCCAGTTGTTGTAAATACTGTTCCACCAGCACCAACACCTAACGTTGTCTGTAAAGTTGTTGCATCATCTACATTTAGTGTTGAATCAAACTGAACTGCATCAACAACATCTAAAGTAGATTGCAGATCTGTTGCACCTGTTACATCTAATGTGTCTAATAAATTAGTTGCACCAGTTACTTCTAAGGTATCAAACAATTCAACAGACTGAAGCACGTCCAATGTGCTGAGTAAAGTTGCTGCTGCACCAACTTGTAAAGTTCCAAATAAAGTTGTACCAGCACCAACAAATAAGAATTTTTGTATGGATACTCCAGCTCCAACAAAAACATTATTTTGGAACGTCGAGACTCCAATAACTCTAAAACTACCTGCCATCGTGGCAGCAGCACCAACGTATAATTGATTATCAATTTCTAAGTTTTCTTCTACAAGAACATTTTTTTCAAAAGTTACATCATCTTTAAATGTAACAATTTGTTCAAATGTTGCTACTCCAACTACACTTAATGGACTTAAGATAGTAGATCCAGAACCTATAACATCAAATCCATCATAAAATACACTTCTTTCAAAGAAAGTAGAAACTCCAGATACAGTTAATCTACCATTTAATTTAGTATCACCAGTTACTTCTAATTGATTTTGTGGGTTGGTAAGACCTATGCCAACATATGCTGAAGTATTAAGTCCAGCAGGTCTCTTTTCCCAAAAATCTTTAATAACAATATCAGCAATATTGGGGTTATCTACATTAACTTTACCCTCTACCAATTCAAAAAGACTTCCACCAGAATTAGTGATAAAGTTTAATCCACGGAATGATGATGGTCCAACTAGAACGCCTTCATTATAAACAAAGATACCTTCAGTAAAAGATGGTTCAAATTCTACCCATTTAATTCCTTCAGCATCTTTTGATAAGAATCCACCAATAACACCAGGACTATTAGAAGCATCATAAAGATTTCCATCAATTCTAGCATTACCAATAATATCTAGATTTTGAGTTGGGGCTGTTGTGCCTATTCCAACCCAACCAGCATAGGGTCCATAAGTTACAACATTAAAAACATTATCTCCTGGATTATTTCCAATATAAAATTCTTCAGTAACTGTTAGAATTCCAACTTGAAGTTGTTCTAGTTCTTGTTGAATATCAACAGGACCAGCAAAAGTTGTTATGCCAGAGAAAAATGCATTTCCAGTAATTGAAATGTCACCGAAAGTTTCTGTTGCTCCTGCTTCAAAATCATAATAAATTTTGCCATAGACGTATAAGTCCTTATACATCTTGACATCTTCATTAAAGATAGATGGTTTTCCAATAATTGAAAAATCTTCTCCTTCCATCTACTTTACCTCAATTTCCATTGAAAGAGTCTTTTGCAGCATTAAAAAGAAATACTGCTGCCCCACCAAGAATTCCTGCTAAAACATCTGCCCCAACGAAACTACCAGCGAAGACTTGATTACAAAAATCAATTTTCAATCCTTCAGCAAGATTTCCCTGTTTTGCATTCAGATTAACTTCATTACCATCAAGCAGTGTTTGACCACCAACTGATTTTAGTGTTAGGTTTCTTCCCGCTTTAATGTCAATATCTTCGGTTGCTTCAAGAGTTATATTTGTTGCTTTAATTCTTACCGCACCATTTCCATCTGCTTGAATTACAACTTCACCAGTTTTAGATGCAATTAAAACGTCTTGACCTTTAGAACTTTCATTACCATCTCCACCAACTATTTCAATCGTTCTATCATTATAAATTGAAAACGTGCCATCCTGTGCAAGGGAAATAGAAGACTTATCTTTATTATCTGTTGTAGAGTAAATTAGATAACTTAAATTTCCCTTATTTCCCATTCTAGGATTGTTTGCGTCAATCCTAAACTTTGGTCCAAGACTAATGTGTCTTCTTGCTTCCCAGTTACACTTTTGGGCGGGTCTTTCTGCCATGTTATTTCGTAATACAATCTATTTGCTGTTTAACTTCATCTTGATATTCAGGAATGCCCAGGATTGGTCGTATTAATGCTCCCGATCCTGTATCACTAATAACTCTTATAATTGGTAAGTCGGTAGTTATATTGGTATTTATCGGAGTAGCCTGAACAATTCCTCCCTTATCAATTACTAGATCATATTCTGTGCCGAAATTATCAGTTGCTATATCACCAACTCGATATCCAGTTCCAGGATTATCAATAACTGTATTAGTTACTGCATAATTTGCAATATCACCAACAGGATAATTTTCACCCTCAGATACAAGATAAATGGCACTCACTTCTCCAGCATCATTAATTAATGCTCTAGCAACTGCACCATATCCCTGATTACAATTATCTTGAATGGTAACAAATGGTGGGAATTGATATCCCGATCCAGGATTAGTGATTTGCACTCCAATGCAACTTCCAGTTGCTTCTGCGCCAAGTCCAACAATTGTTCCCATAAGTGGCGTAGCTGCTGCGCCAGTCCCACCACCACCAAAAATATTGATAGTAGGAGCACCACAAACTAATGGCGGTCCAGTATAACAACCACCCAAAGCACTCAATGGATTACTTACAGCGTCAATAACTTGACCTGTAGTTGATTTAAAGATATCATAAGCATCTGTGAAACTACCTGTCATATCTTGCAAGGTAGAATTGGCAGTGTTCATAATATTAGAAATCTGAGTAAATGGATCTGCCCCAGACATCATTGGACCACCACCAATCACATATGTTGTTGCAAGATTTGTACATTTGTCTTTATTTTGATTACATCCAAAAATAGAACCAATACCTTTAATTGCATCAATTGAACTTCGAATTAAATTGGCAATATTAAGACCTGCAGTTAAAATCTTAGCAACTCCACCAATGGCAGCACTTAGTGCATCAGCAATGCCATCAACAATATTATTCAAAAGTGCTCCAACAAATTGATTAGCAGCACAAGAAACAAAGTTTTTAATATTATCTACTGCAGAATTAACCATCTGCTCAATAACACCCTTCAATCCTTCAATTACTTTTCCAACAACACACCCTAGTGCTTTTTGGAATGCTTTCACTGGTTTTACCATTGCAGTCTGAGCTGCAACCCCACCCAAGTGAGCTGCTACGGGGTTGCCAGTTATCGCTAAAATTTTTCCAAATACATCTTTATATAAAAAGTCTAAACCAGCCTTCATCAATTTGACCATCTCATCACCCAACCATTTGACCGCATTGCCAATCATTTCGTTGCAGTCTTTTAGAATTCCATTAATTGCCTCTTTGATTTTTGCTTTTTTCTTCTGTATATTATTCTGTAACTTTCTAATCTTTTTAAGTAGGTTTTCAATTCTGGCAGTTATTTTATCCACTGTAGTATTCTTACAGGGATTTGCCATAACAATTTTGTCACCAATAACAGAACTTACTGAAACATCTCCAGTTGAAGAAGATGTATCATCTGTTCTAGCAACAGGAGAAACTTGAGATTTAGGATTGCCAGATTCATTTGATTCATTCGGAACAAGAGTTCCATCTGGTTTAGGAATATTCTCAGTATATCCCGTGAATGGTTGAAATGGTCCTTTATAATCTTTGCTTACTACGTCCGATGTTTTACCAAATGTTGCTAATATGACGGGGATTTGTGCATTATCACCATCCATAAAGAACCCGAAAACCACATCACTAGGTTGAAGTGCAACATCTGTAGATTGATTTGCTGCGCCACTTCCAGACGTGGTTGGTATCAGAACTTGAGCCCATGGAAGGTCTTCATTTTTTAATTCAGATTCATAGAATGGATGATACCCCATAATACGAACACGGTATCTATTACCCCAACCTTCAGCACCTTGTCTATGATAAGGAGCAGGGGGAATCTGACCAATCCACCAACGGAATCCGTCTCTACCTAGAAAATTACTTTTAAGTAATGATTCATCTATCATGACTTATTAGCCTCTGGATTTATACCAAATGTATCTCTAACTAATTTCATAGAAGTATAAGATGATTCTGTATCAAAGTGATGACACAGTTCTTTAATCATATATAGACCGCTTGTTTCCTCGTCCAATTCGTTTCCATCTTGAGAAGATATCTTTGGAAAATTGCATTTAATGACATCCCCTGCACTTAGATTTGTATTCAGAGGAACAACCATACTTAAAGTTTGAGTGAAAAGTATATTATACCTCATAATAGACTGAGATTGATACTTTTCTGGACTTGCATTCACTTCTTTAGATGGTTCTTTATTCAGAGTACCAACATCAAGACACATTGTGAAGATTCTAGTTGGAGTTTCACCAAGATCTTTTGAACTACCAGAAGTTATTTTAGGAAGTTTTATTTTTTCGCCAAGATTACTTGTCTTATTAACATAGTCATTTAACTTAAATAATCCCTTTTGGGGATTTGTAAATTCAAACGTTAATGGATTAAAAAATATTCTGTAACTTGAATATGTGCCTAACTTAAGTTTCTCAATTAAGTTTTGATTCTTCTCTGTAGTATATTTCAAGATTTTAAAGTCGTTCTTTACAGCGTCACCCTTTTCATCATATGTTTCAATGCTTTGACTATAAAGATAAACTGCTTTTGGTTTTTGTTTAATCAAATTATCAATTGACCTGAAATTAAAACCATCCTTGGTTTGATAGAATACAAATCCAGCGGTAGCATCACCTGAAGTAGCAGGAACACCTTTTGATGCTAGCCAGATTAAGACAGTAAATGGCTTACGCATATTACCAATAAATCCATACTTATTTGTTGTCCTCTCTATTGAATCATTAGTAAATTTGTCAGTCTTAAGGATATTTTTAAGAATTTGTTTTACAGAAGTATCAATACTATTGTCTGGGGCAAACTTTTTTCCTACTCTTACTGTTTCATTTGTGATTGCTTCTCTTGAAGTAAGATGTAAAGTAAAAGCTTCTCTTTGAGATTCTGCAATCACATCAGTAATACTTGAGACATACAAGTAATCTTTTGATGACTTGGAAAAATCAATGGCAATATTAGACTCGGTGTTAGGAGAAATTTTCAATCTAAGTCTCTCCCCACCCCTAAGAGGAAGACCATTATAAACAGACTGGGGATTCTTATCTGTGCTCCCATCAGGGTTAGCAGAAGGTATGCTATCACCAGTATTAATCATCTTCAAAGTCGCAGTGATTGTTGGCGAAAAGATATCTTCATAATAGTCAAAAGAAACTATTGAAGGCGTGATATCAACTGTTCTTTGCTGATCATTTGATTCTAGAATTGCTTCTTCAAACTTGGATGGGGATTGTGCTACTACTTGTGCCATTATAGATACGCTAAATCAGTTAAGAACTTTTGTTTGATAAAATTATTTAACACACTTGATGGTGGGCTTTGTGTGGTTTGTGATTCTTGTTCAAGAGAACGAGATCCAAACGATGCAGCGGCAGAATTCAATAATTGTGCTAATCCACTCAAATCCATTTGTGGTCGTGTATCAACCACGCTTACAACATCTGGAGACATACTTGGTGTAATTCCAGATGCAACATCCATTGATGGAACACCAGATACAGAACTTGCTGTTGAACCTGCTGCACCATGAGAAACAGTAACTCCCCCCGTTCCAATAATTTCTGCTTCTCTACCATATCCACCACGATAATACACTGCACCAACTGCAAAAGGAAACTTAGTTGCCGATCCTACTTGAGATGGGAATGTTTGTTTTACTTTAGAATTGATTTCTTGCATATCAACAGCGGCACTACTTCTTCCACCATGGGCTCTCTGCTCTGCAGCAATTAATCTTCTGATATTATCATCACTACCAGATGCATATTGTTTTATATTTCCATAAAATACAGTTGAACCTCTTGCAAGCATTGCTTTTGTTGCATGGAAAGCAACTTCACGAATACTTGCAAGTTGCTCTGCCGTTGGATTTGCTCCTTTATAATCTAAGTGGAAGTGAGTCGCATAACTAGCCTCCCCTCTACCAGATCCACCCTGAATAAATCCCCCTGGTCCAACTTGTGGTATTAAACTCATTGTTCCAGTTGATACTGCAGGTGCTTGTTGTAGATTTGCAGATTGCTGCCCAGATGCATATGCTGCTGGAGATACATTTGCTGCTTTTTGTGCTTCTGGTAAAAATGACCTATATTTTCCAGACTTATAAACACTCCAAGGATTAAAATTAGAACCACCAGACAGAATGAATGCTGCCCTTGCATTAGTTAGAGGGTCTTTTAATTGCTCATAGGATGTTATTCCAAATTTTTTCAATCTTTCTGGGCCAAGGGACCCAATCATATTAATTTGCCATAAACCATAAGATAAGTCACGAGTCCTTGGATTGTCATTTACTACACCAGATCTTCCACCAGACTCTGCTTTTGCAACTGCTGCTGCAGTAACTGCATTTTGTTGACTAAATCCAGCTTGTTTTGCAACAGCAACTAATTGTTCAGTGGATAATGTTTCTCCAGCTCCTGGAAATTGAGATTCGCGTTCTGAGAATTGAGATTCTCCCTGAGTGCCCAATGGTGGTGCATTTTGACCACTTGCAATCCCTTCATTGAGAGATGTTGTCATCAATCTCAATGCGTCATCGATTGATGATGACATATCAGATAGATTTTGATTGAGTTGTCCAAATGTATCTTTTACTCTATTCGATGTGTCAAAGAAATCAAATGACATAATGTTTTGGGCAACGGCACCAAGAAGATTGAACATATTACCAACAAATCCAATTGCACCCATAAAAAACTGTTTAATAATTGCCACTCCCTTATAAATTCTGGCAACAAATTCTTTTGCCATTCCAATCCAAGTTGGTAAGTTTCTTAGTAACCATCCCACTCCCAAATATGCAATCGCAGATAAAATCCTTCCCAAAAATCCTTTACCACTGTTGAGGATAGATTTCTCAGTAGCAAATCCTGGAGAAAGGATAGAACCTAGACTTGATGCTTCAAGTTGATCTTCTGCTTCTTTCTTTCTTAAATTATCCTGTCTTTTTTGAAAGAGACCTTTACTTCTGAATACTGCTTCACTTTTTATCTTAGTTCTATTTAAAATAACTCTTTTAGTATCACTAATTACTGTTCTTGTATTAGAAAGACTTCTTCTCATGTTTATAAACGTGGAAGAAATCTTATTGATTGAACTAGTTCCAGCAGATAAACTTAAAACTGCCATCTTACATCACCACATTATAACTTAATTGAGAGTACATAGTGTAAAAATTATTAGGATTACTCGAAGATATATGGGGAACATTGTTAGAAGAATTTCCTTTTCTTAATGATGGTGCTGGTGGTTTTTGCTTCATCTCTGGTTGTGTCAAAATAACCTGAGGAGCTGGTTTAGTTAAAGGTCCTAATGGTGCATTTTCTGTTTGCTTTTGTGATATTTTTGCTTCTGGAGACACTGGAGTAACAGAAAGAGCTCTTTCTTCAGCAGTTTCTCCTGGAAGTAAAGGTCTCATTGTTGGTATATTTTTATATAAGTCTAAGTATCCTTTTTCTTCTTCTGTTGGAGTTACTTCTGGTGCAGCGGTTCCAACATTCATATTAAGATCTCCATTTACCCCTGGAGTCATTGGAAGCATAGGTGTTGCTGCTGGAGCTTCTGGTGTTTGTGAAGTTGAACCTGGTGGTGGAATATTTGGTTTATTTGGCTTTAATTGTTGCTGTGGAGTTGAAGAAGTTGGAGTTTGTTTTTGTTCTTGTCCCCCACCTGCCATTCTAGATAATTCAAGTCCAACTCTTCCAGCGGCTGCAAATCCTCCGATTACTGGAAACATAGATAACGCACTAAGAGCTGCTCCTGGCAAATCTCCTTGACTCAAATCATAACCTGTCGAGACTGCACCAAGAGCAGTTCCAAGACCAGGGGTAAAACCACCAGCAACTCTCCCACCTCCAGCTGCTGCAGCACCGCCACCTTTCATAAAATTAAAGAACTTAGTCATTAAGTTCGTGCTACCTGTTACAGTAGGTCTTGCACCTCTGGCAGCGGCATTGGCAGCGGCAGGTGCTCCTCTACTGAATAATCCAGCAACACCTCTACCTAAAGCACCCAGACCTCTGAATGGCAGTAAAATCAGTTTAGCAATTAAACCACCAACTTTAAAAACTACACCATTGAGTAATCTTAGGAAAACAGCAAATCCAACATTAATCGCTAATAAACCAGCACCAGCATAAAGTAAGTTCTTGAGGATACTATTCTTAATCTCATCAAAAACTTTAAAATTTTTATCCTTGTATGCCCTTAATAATTCTATTCCTTGAAGTGTGAACCACCCACCAAGAAGAGTGAATATTGCGCTCTTAATCCTATCAAATATACCCTCAGTCTGCTCAATAACTTTTTTTACTGGACTGATAAGAGCATTTTGTATTTTCTTTTCTAATTCGTTTTCACGACCTCTTTTTATATCTCTATCAACTATCTTTTGCTCATTATCTTGTTCTGTTTGAATTCTTTTTTGCTCAGCAATAGTTTCTCCTCTGAGAAGTCTAGCAATATCTCTAACACCATTGGTTAAATTTAAAACTTCTACACGAACAAATTCAATCTGCTTTGAAATTGTTCCAAGAGAAGATTGATTTGCCTTTACAATTGCTAAACTTTGAGTGCTTGCTAAATCATTTCCATCTTGCCTAACTAAAGCACCACCACGACCACGAAACACAGAACTGGAAACAGTTGCTCTACGGAATAGTGCTTTTCTGGCTTCAGCAGACAGGTAAGATCCTGTTCTAGGATCTACACCTGTTTGTGCTATGGTTATTGCATCAGCCATTCGTTATGCCGTTTTTAAGATTTTCTTCTTCTATAAACTGCTGAAGAAGAGAGATATAAATTTCTCTCTCCCAAGGTATCATATTTTCTAACTCTGTCAATGAATATTTATGATGCTGTATGAGGGCAAAATTTGTTTTGTAGTATGACTCAAGGGAATCATGAGCCATCCCTACGCGAAAAAACTTGTTAGACCCTCCAAAACAACTTCACTTTCAACTTTTGTTTCTGGATTTTTGATTTTGATTGTATGAGAAAGTTTGGGCATTGTTTCAAAGAAAGTCTCAATCTCTTTGAATTGTTTCGAACTCAATTGATCAACAAATTCAAATAATTCTTTCTTAGTACAATCAGAAGCAGACCAAGATTCTTCTTCAGAATAGACTTGCTCAATACATCCACTAATCAACTCAAAAGTATCATCAACCGTTACATCAGTAATATTAAAGTTGTTTTTAATAAACTGACTCAATGAAGGATATCTCATCCTCATTGTTAGATTATCATCTAACTTAATATCTCTGGTATGATTTGGATTGGTTTGAACTTGGATTTCGTCCAAGTTAATTGACACTGGAACTTGAGTAACTTCATCATCAGGGCAGGTGATTAGAACATCTACTGTCTCACCTACTGACTTTCCTCTGATGTTAAGGAACAGATACTCAATATCAAAAGTAGCCAGGTCTTCTACTTTTACACCTTTTGTCAAAATGCAATTTGAGATAACTGTTTTAATTGCATTTGTGATTTGCTTATCATCTTGACTTTCCATTGCGATGATAAGAATTTTTTCTTCTTTAACAAGAAATGGTCTATATTTAATTGTTTTTTTAGAAGATGGTAATGTCAACTCATAAGTCGGAGTTGCAATTGTTGGTAAAGGCATAATAACCTATAATATTGTCAGTAATTTATTTATGAACCAAATCCTGGTGGATATTGTCCAATTTCTCCAGCAACAAAGTCAGGTTTTTGATTCCAATCAATACTACTCCCAGTAGTTGCCGCACCCTCTCCTCCATAAATTGGATAAGATTGTGATAATCTAATAGCGTTCGCTTCATCCGCACTCAGTGGTGCGACTTTACCAGATGCATACAGTAAAGATGATTCTCCAGTTTTATTATTATCAACTCCTCTTTTTTGGTCAATGGCAGAAATTGGCCCACAAACATAGCGAGTGAATTCAAAAGTTGCAGATGCAGTCAAAGTTCTAGAGCTATCATATGAAACATTAATATTACCAACATTAGAGGGGAACATTCCAAAAAATGTGTATTCAATATTTTTACGATAGTCTCTATCAAACTTAACGATTTTTGTCGATTCCATCTTATAGTATTCGGGGTATTGCATTCTGATAAAATAATTCTTTCTTCCTTGACTGACAGCATCAGCATTTGTTCCAACTGGATTATGAGATCCGCTTGCAATAAATTCTGCCCAGTGCTCTAGAAATTTCAATACTTTATAATCACTATCAATATAGAACCCTAAATTAACTTGCCCATAAATTCTACTATGGGCAATCTTTTCTTGAATGCCCATGTAGTTTCCTGCAATATTTGCAGTTGCCAAACTTCCATATGGAAGTTCTGCAGAGTAACATAACAATCCAACATCACCGCTTATAAATCTAGAATCAACACCTCTGTTAGCCAAATAAGATGATAACGCACCATCTTTTGGTGGTGCTCCAAACTTGACTTCATAATGTGAGGTTTGAGCTAGATTTGTTAATACTCTTTTAAATTCTGATATTTTTCTTGGTCTAGGTGCTGGCACTCTAAATACCTATATTATGAGTCTTTTAGTTATTTAGATGTCTTATAAGGGAAAATATCAACCATCTTATCCTGAAAAATACAAAGGAGATCCAACAAATATCATTTATCGTTCCCTCTGGGAAAGAAAATTTATGAAATACTGCGATCTCAATGAAAATATTTTAGAGTGGGGAAGTGAAGAAATTGCCCTTCCATATCGTTCCCCAATTGACCGCCGCATTCATAGATATTTTCCAGATTTTTATATTAAAGTAAAAGAATCAAATAATGTTATTAAAAAATATTTGATTGAAATAAAACCCAAAAGACAGACTATTCCCCCACAAAATCCAGGCAGACAAACTAAAACATACATCCGTGAAGCATATGAGTATGCAAAAAATCAATCAAAGTGGGCTGCTGCAAAAGAATTCTGTGCTGACCGTGGGTGGAGTTTTAAAATTATAACAGAAGATGAGTTAGGTATTAAATAATGCCGAGAAAAACTCTTAAAGACAAACAAGAGAAGCAACAAAAACTTCAACAAAATAAAGCAGTCAAAAATAGGGTTTTGCCACTTGTAGAAAGTATTAATGGCACTGAAGACCCTGATGATTTGATGCAGGAACTCATGGGACTTTTATCTGAGTCAAGCACTGCACCACAAGTAGGTAAATACTATACTTTTGTTTATTCGCCAAAAACATCTGGAATTACTTATGATGAATATCCTTTGGTTGCAGTAACTGAAGTTTTAAAATGGGGATTCAAAGGATTTAATTTTCACTGGAATGATGGAAGGCAATATACCTGGAAAGAAATCATTGGTGGTGTGTATAATATTCTAGATGAAGAAATAACTGATGTACGAAAGATACCTTTTGGAAAAATACGATCTAAATAGTTAGAAAAAGATAAATGGTAGTTAAGCCCTGGGAAGTCCAACGAAGCTCAACAACAAGTAACCCACCATCTTCTTCTGCTGGGTCATCTGCCCCAGCTAAGCCAGATAAACAGCAAGCTCAAAAATCCAATAAGAAGACAGCATATAGATATCCATTTGATAGAATTGATGATGGTGATGACTACTTATTAATAGAAGTTATTGATTTTGTTCCTGGTGGATTACAAAGACAAGGTGCCGAGTCTTTAGCATTAGTTACAACAGATCAAACTCTAGCAAAAAACAAGCAAAAAGTACTTAGTCGAATTATTTTACCTATTCCAGAAGGTGTTGGAGATACCAATAATGCAGACTGGTCAAATAGTAACGTAAATCCATTTGATGCTACTTTGATTGGAGCATTCAATCAATTTTTGGGACAATCTGCTGGGGGAAATCTTCCAGGTGCTTTTGGTGACATGGCTAAAAATCTTGCTGGTTCTGGATCTGCTTTAGCACTATCTGCAGAAGGAGGAAAGGCATTTATGGCATCAATGTCTGCTAAAGCAGCCGCAGCGATAACAGGAAATGCTAACGCCCAGGGACTAATTAATAGAGCACTTGGTGCAACATTAAACCCAAATAGCCAACTCTTATTTAACAGTGTGGCTCAAAGATCTTTTGGATTTAGTTGGGACTTAGTTCCAAGGTCTAAAAAGGAATCGGATGAAGTAAAAAATATAATAAGAATATTTAAATCCTACATGTCTGCAAGAAAAGGTGCTCAGGCTCAACCAGGTGGTGGATTCTTTATTGGGTCTCCAAGTGTATTCCAATTAACTTACATGACAGGTCAAAAACCACATGCATTTTTGAACCAGTTCAAACCAATGGCATTAACTGGGATGTCAGTTAATTATACAGGATCTGGAACTTATGCAACATATGGTGATTCAACACCAGTTCATATGCAATTAACACTTAATATGAGCGAACTTACACCAATTTATGCTGAAGATTATGATACAAAAGAAGGAAAAGATGGAGTAGGATACTAAGATGGCATACTTTAGAGAACTACCAGATTTAGAATATCAATCACCATTCTCGGATAGAAACTCTTCATTAGATTATGTAAGGGCAAAAAATATCTTTAGAAGAGTAAAAATCAGAGACGACTTACAGAAAGTTTTTACAATATTCAACAAATATACCATTTCTGATGGTGCAAGACCTGATACAGTTGCAGAGGCACTATATGGAAAGTCAGAATTTGACTGGGTTGTACTCATCAGTGCTGGGATAGTTAATGTAAGAGATGAGTGGCCACTCTCAAACTATGATTTGTACAATTACAGTTATGAAAAATATGGAGATAATCTCAATGACACTAAATTTTATGAAACAATAGAAGTCAGAGATCCTAATGGAAGATTAATTCTCCCTGCTGGAAAAGTTGTTGATGCTAACTTTACAATTCCAGACCCAGCGAATAAAGTTCAAAATTTACAACAATCTAAAGTTGTTGTAGCAATTAATAATTATGAATATGAAGTTCGTAAGAATGAGGCAAAAAGAAACATTTATGTATTAAAATCAGAATACTTACCAAGTTTCTTAACTGATATTAGAAAGATTATGACATATACAGAATCATCTCAATTTATTGATTCTAAGTTAATTAAGGCATCTAATACTAGAATCAAGTCACCATAAAAAAGGGGGCATATGCCCCCAGTGTATCAGTCTTCGGCAAGACGGGCGAAGTAGGACAGAGCATCATCATCCTCATCTTCTTCAACCGCAGCAGCACGACGGGTGGGTTGAAGATTGTTGAGTTCAGTACGAAGATCCTCAGTTAGTTCGCGGGTCGAACCACGGGTGTTGTCCTCATCAAGATCTTCGGGGTCCTGATAACGAGGAGTACCTTTGGAACCAAGCACATAGTCAAGACGCTTCTTCAGTTCATCATAGGTCTTGAATTGGTCGGCAGCAACGAGTTCGGCAAGCGAATACTGCTTCTTCCACACTGCTTCCATTGCATCATCATCGTCCAGCAGAGGAGCAGCAGCAGCAAACTCACTAGAATCATAGTTACGATAACCAGCAACGTTCTTCGCCTTCAGTTTGAAGTTGGCACCTTGCCAGAAGTCAAACGGATCGATTGCTTCCTCATCTTCAAACTCGGGTTGCATCGCAGCAGTCAGTTTGTCGAAGATCTTTTTACCGAACTTGAACAGGAAGACCTTACCTTCGTTCGCAGGGTTGGCAGGATCTTTCACAACGTAAATGTTGCTCACATAAGTCAGTTTGCGCTTCTGCTTACGTGCCAGTTCCTTACCAGCATCAGTACCATTGTTCCACAGTTCAGAGTTGTACTCAGACACTGGATCCTTCTGACCCAGAGTAGTCAGAGAGTTCTCAATATACCAACCACCAGGACCTTGGAATGCGTGACTGTAGAGTTTCACGAACGGAAGGTCCTCACCGTTCGGAGCAGGGAGGAAACGGATTACGGCATAACCATTGCCGCTCTTATCTACATCCAGTTTCCAGATGCGGTCATCACTAGAACCGCTACCAGTATTCATTTTTTCAACTTCTTTGACCAGTTTAGCGGTCAGAGAGCCCAATTTAGATTGCTTCTTAAGGTCAGCAAAAGACATTTGGATTACCTCGGATAGTTTGGATTCGGGGGATTTACTTGGATATTATAGCGAAGATTGAATCACCTGTCAATGAATTGTTTGAGGGATTCAATGGTCTTATTCATACTACTGAACAGTACTTGCATATCAGTCTCTGGTGGAAAACCCATCAATGCGACTGATTTGCGTAGGTTCTCTTTCATCTCAACCGCTTGTGGATCATCTGAAAGAGACAGTCTAGTATACATCACTCTCTGCTTTTCTAGCAAGAGTTCTAACTTTTCAATGTGTTCCAGTTTGGTCTCACGGGGCATCATACCAAAAGTGAGAATACTTCCGTATATCTCCTCTTGTAACTTATTGATTTCTTTCAGTTCATCTTGAATAATATCGGAGTCAAAAAAGTTACTCATCTATGATTTCCCTTAAAATCTTCTTGTACTGGAATACGTCAATATTTATGAATTATTCTTTAATGCTCTTTTTCTTTCTCTTGCCCGTTCCTTACGGTTTTCCCTATCTTTTTGATTTTCCCAATATCTCTTTTTCTCCCTAGCTCGTCTAGCTAAAACTTGCTCCTCAGTCAAACCTTTTGCCCATCTCTTCTTTTCATAATCTGGATTTTTATCTCTCCACTTTTTTCTAGATTGTTCTTTTTGAACCTCTCTAGATGGAAAATTTTCCCAATTTTCGTCCTTTATATCTTCTATAAAATCAGGACCATCAATATTAAGAGCAAGATTAATACTCGATACATTTAACATATTCTTTTAGTAGGGGTAATATTATTTAGGCGGGACTTACGCAAGTCAAATACCCCTACCCGACTTTGCTGCCCGCACTCTATGAAATTATTTCTCTAAGAATTTTTTTATAGTTAAAAATATCTATTTGAAGAAATGGTGAATATTTTTTAATTTTAAGAGAAACACACTCCCACACTGGGTCCAAAAGTTTTTCATCAAACGTCTTCCCGAACAGGAATATTTTATCATATATGACCAGTGTTTCAAGGCTAATCTTCCCGCTCAGGAATTTTTTTAGAACGGGTGGATGTCCTTTGGAACAATTCAACGCATCCTCTAATTTTGTTTCCGAGAACAATTCGTTGCTTTGCTCTTTGAACAAGTAAGTCAAACTCTGCTGTCGTCTCATCCATTCTTGATATGTTCTTTCTCCTTCGTTTATTAAAGAACCAATCCATAAATTACTCGGGTTGTCTGCTTCTACAAAGTTTGATACTAAGAAATCTACGACTTCTTTATCAGAATATTTGCGACTTGTCTTCTCGAACCAGTATTTGTCCTTGCGTTTGTTGAAGGATGTCATACTGGCACGGGTCTTCGCACCATATTTAAAGAAATCGTATTTTGGGTTTGTGAAATGATTTTTAAGTGACAAATAATGTTGATAAGTTTCAAAGGGTGTCACGATCATAAAGGCAATCTTGCTCTTGATGTTTTCTTCATAAAGTTAAGACGAGTGGCATCCCACTTGAGTCTTTCTTTTAAAGGTTTTGAA